TTTTGGTACAACAATACAATGGTAGTGATGAGTTTGCCCGGAAGTTATGGTCCTGTGCACGCGAAAAAGTGAAGTCTAAAACGACAAACCCTTCGCGTCGGTGGTGGAACATATTGCATTTCATAGTTGAAACCAAAATGATTCAGTCTATATCAAATAGAAAAGAGAGAAAGCTCTTTTTCGAGAGAATTGCGCAAGCCATTGTTGATATATCAAATGGTGATGACATTCAACAATTCATTGTATTTGGGAGTGTTGAAGATGGGTACTTGACGAGTGAATCAGATACTTCAGAACACACACTTGTTGACCCTGATATAATCGAGAAAGAGAAGAGACAGATTCGTGAGTACGAAGAAAGGGTGCATTGTCCTGGTAATCTTCACGATTTTTGTTTTGGAGAAACAAGTTTGAACGAACCTGACTTATTTTCTCCCGAAGTGCTGGACGAAATTTCAAGTTTCGAACCCAGTGATGAACTCGGACCGAGAAAACGGAAACGAATAACGCCGACAAATTTGAATAGTGCAATCTAAACTTTGATCCATACACGTACACGTAAATTTGAGTTTACATCACTGATTTTTAAATTATCGAGAAAAAAAGGATTGATTGTGTTTTGTTATTGTTAGAAAGACTTGAATGTTGTGCAGAATGCGCAGAATCGTCTTATTTGGTTAAATATAAGCATTTCAGAAAAAAAGTAAAACAGGGTGAATTCGGTGGGTTATTCCGAGTCGCAGTATAGCTTGAATGGTCCGAGTCGGATTTGTCAAGGGTTAGCATGAGATAAACGATGTAAAAATAAATATTTCTCTATTAATATGGAATTGGCAGAATATGAAGATAAAAATCACCTACCCTTATTTTCAAACTTCAAACCAGACAACGTGGTCTCGAATACAAAAACATTGATCGAACAATTAGAAAATGATTTTGACAGACTAGAAGAAAAAATGAAAAATGCACGAGCAAATTATTATGAGATATCAATAAATCAAAGAGAAAAGATGGAATACCCATTAGGGTTTTATTGGGGTGTTATTTCTCATTTAACAAGTGTAAAAAACAGCGATACATTAAGAAAAGTACATGAAGAAATTATGCCAGAAGTTATTAAAGTAAGTAATACTATATCTCAATCAAAAATATTATACGAATGTCTTGAAAACTCTTTGCAAGAAAACTTGAATCCTATTCAAAAACGAATTATAGAGAAGGAAATTAAAGAAATGCAGTTGAATGGTGTAAATTTAGAAGAAGAAAAGAAAATGAAATTTTTGGATATATCATTAGAATTAGGAAAATTATCAAATGATTTTAGGAATAACGTATTAGATTCTATTACAAATTATGAAATGATTATTGAAGATGATGAGAATATGCAAGAAATGCCATTATCGTCTTTAGAATTATTTTCAGAAAAAGCTAAAAATAATGGAATGAAAGACTCTACGCCACAGAAAGGCCCTTGGGTCATTACTTTAGACGGTCCGTCCTTAATATCATTTATGACATATTATCCAGATAGTAAAAAAAGACGCGAATTATACAAGGTAAGTATATCAAAAGCATCAAAAAATGAAGATTTGATTTCACAAATATTGAAATTACATCAAGAAAAAGCAGAGCTATTAGAATATAAAAATTATGTTGAAGTCTCATTATCACAAAAAATGGCTTCAAGAGATAAAATAAATCAATTATTGAATGATATTTCCAAAAAATCAAGAACAAAAGGAAAATATGATTACAAAGAGATTGAAATGTTTGCCAAGAAAGAATTGGAATTATGGGATATTGCTTATTATTCTGAAAAGTTGAAAGAAGAGGAATTAAAATTTAAAGAAGAAGACTTGAAACCATATTTAGTATTTGAGAATGTATTAAATGGTTTATTTGAATTGAGTAAAAAAATATTTAATATTGAGATCGAAGAAGTAAATTCTAAAGAAAACGTTGATTTATGGCATAGTGATGTAAGATTTTTCAAAGTTTTTGATATTTCTGATAAACAAAATGAAATAGCTTCTTTTTACTTAGATCCTTACGTAAGACTAGGCGAAAAGAAAGGTGGTGCTTGGATGGACGTTTGTATTGGTAAAAGTAAAGTAATGAATCACAAACCTGTCGCATATTTGATATTAAATGGAACACCTCCATTAAACGGTAAGCCATCATTGATGACATTGAATGAAATGGAAACATTATTTCATGAATTTGGACATGGATTACAGCACATGCTCACAACGGTAGATGAAAATTCAGCAGCTGGAATTAGTAATATAGAATGGGATGCGGTTGAATTGCCATCCCAATTTATGGAAAATTGGTGTTATCATAAAAAAACATTAATGAGGTTTGCTAAGCATTATCAAACAGGCGAAACATTACCAGATGATTTATACAATAAAATAATCAAGCAAAATAAATTTCATGTTGCCAATGGTATAAATAGACAAATATATTTTAGTATGTTAGATTTACATGTTTATGAAAATGAAATTACAAGTATATATGATGCTCAAAGAGAGATATCAGAAAAGTATTTAGTTAAATCTATAGATGAAGATGATAGATTTCTATGTGCGTTTGAACATATATTTGCTGGCGGATATTCTGCAGGATATTACAGTTATAAATGGGCGGAAATAATGTCATTGGATGCTTTCAGTGCGTTTGAAGAGATAGATATGGATGATGATGACGCAATTAAAAAATTAGGATTGAAATTTAGAAATACAATACTATCTAAGGGTGGTGGAACTGATCCATTAACAGTTTTCAAAGAGTTTAGAGGAAGAGAACCAAATAGTGGTGCTTTTATGAAACATTATGGACTCCTCTAAATTGAATACTTTTAGATATCAAACAGATTTATCCAGGTTAAAAAAGAATGATGGTAAAAGTAAAACAGTATGTAAATGATATGATGGTCCGAGTCGGATTTGTCAAGGGTTAGAATAATTTCTTCCTTAGTGCAACTTGAATGTCTTTTTTTGAAATCATACGACGTCCGGAAAATAGACAAACCAGTTGTGCATCCTCCAACATTTGTACAAGGAATGCTTCCGAAGCTTCCTGTAGACACTCAAACGCATTCGCTTCGTATCGAATGTCTGTTTGAAATTCAATAGTCATCTCCCGAACTAACCTATGAAATGCAGCTTTTGGGATTGTCAATTTTGTAGATGCCTGTTGCAAAAGAATCTCTGATAGCCACTTATCTTTCTTCTTACGATATGCTTTTGGTTTTAGTTTTGGTTTGGGTCTCAACTTGGAAGGACTTTTCACATCATGTGTGACAACGCTGGCAACGGACGTTTCATCGTCATCAGTTACACATTCTTGAGGCATTGTATCCACATCAGTATGTGGTGGTTTGTTTTCTTTGTCGGATAAATTATCCACAAGGTCGTCGGTAAAAGATACATGTTTCGAAATCATAAATGACATTTTGGGTTGTTGAAGTAAAAAAAGGATGCAACAATTGTAGTTGTTTCTCTGAGTTCCAGATGAATAAACACGATCCAGTATGTTAAGTCAGAAATTATGATAACTCAATAATATTTTTCACTTCAAAAATAAGAATGAAAAATATTGATAAATATAATTGCGATAGATATGTTATATCATACTAACAATCAATGTGATAATTATCACACTCACTTTTGTGATATTGATATCCATACCAAGCAGTAAATCCTTGCTCTTTGTAGACACGATACGCGCAATTCGAATTCTTTTGACAGTCAAATAAGCTAGTACACGAGGTGCCACATTCGTTATACTTCGAATTAGGATCACCTGAGCACCAATAGTAACTATTTATCTGAAACAATCCATAATCAGTTGAACCATCTGTATTCTTGTTCGTTGCGTCGCAATTGTAGGAGCTCTCATATTTTGAAATACATACCATTGTGGGAACTGCTGAACTCGGGAATCCCGAACTTTTAAGGTAACTCGCAACCTGACACTCACTTTTCTTATTGTATGACACTGTCTTATTGTAATGTAATTCCTTGCACAAGTCAAATCGTTCGATATGAAGTGTGCCGGACACGCACTGTAGCAATTTAGCCAGAAGATACATAGTCATGATACATTGTGTATTCATTATGTTAGGTATTACTACGATATATTTAAGTCATTTTATCGAATATATTTGGTAAAATGGATACTTTATAATTTCACACCATAAATGGTGTCATTAATTTCTGTTATTTCAATAACAAGAAGATTGCAAAAGATTATCGTTTGAATATTGCGTTAATCAGTTGATACTTTTTTGTCGTCATAGTTTAGAGAAATGACTATACCCCCCTCACCGGAACAACCCAAAAAATATCATTGTAAATCATGTGGTTATTCGACGTCCTATAAGGGTAATTTCAATAAACATGAATCCTCTAAAAAACACAAGATTGCTACAAACATAATTACAAAACAGATATCGCAAATATGTGTATGTGGAAAGGAATATAGTTGTCGTCAAAATTTGTATCGTCATAAAAAGAACTGCAATCATTTACAATTTGGTAAAGCAGCGGACACTAGTAGTGACGTGGGTGCATTCATGAATACTATGACGGATATTCAACAAGAACAACGTAAAACAGACAAGAGAAGAAACATTGAAATAATAAATACAAACTCAGTGGACATTCATAGTGGCGTGGGTGTACTCGTGAATACTATGATGGATATTCAACAAGAACAACGTGAAACAGACAAAAGGAGAAACATGGAAGTAATGAATACAATGTTTCAGCTTCAAATGGACCAGATAAAAACATTGATTTCCATGCATAGAAAAGAATACGCCAGCACTGCACGACATGACAACGTGAAACAGACTCGTTGATAATAGAAAAGCAAGGGAACTAAACAAAACAGTAATTTAGAGATTTATTAGGGTTTTTAAGTTATTACCATAGATGGTGTCATTAATTTATGTTATTTCAATAACGATTTTTTGCTCACAAATTTTTTCAAAAGTACAAAACTGAAATCGAAAATGGACATTTATTTTTGTCCATTTCTCATTCTCTGAAAAAAGTTTTGCAATTTTTTTTTTTAAAAATGACCTCTTACCATTATGCTCTTATTTTGAATTCTGAAGAGACAAAAAAATGATTTTTTGAATATTTCGTTGAAACGCTGGCGACTTTTTTGTCAACATATATTAAGGAAAAATGTTGTCAAAAAAGTCGCAAAAGTCGCAGGATAATATATCTGACGATAATTCAAGCAATGAATACAACTACACCAAGTATTTATGTACTACACAATATGAAAATGTTGACAAAATGTTGTCAAAAAAGTCGCAAAAGTCGCAGGATAATATATCTGACGATAATTCAAGCAATGAATACAACCACACCAAGTATTTATGTACTACACAATATGAAAATGTTGACAAAATATTGTCCAAAAAGTCGCAAAAGTACCATTGTGAAAAATGTGATTATACTTCAGGCAAACAAAGTGATTACTTGAAACATTTGAGCACTAAAAAGCATCAAACTGTTGACAAAATATTGTCAGGTGATGTAGTAGAGGCAGAATGGAAGTGTCTATGCGATAAATCATTTCGTTTTAGACAGAGTTATTATCGGCATAGAAAGACCTGTAAAATATATGCAGGTGAACTTGCGATAGATAGTGATGATGGAGACATCATACGTGCTTATTCTGAATCATCGGTGCTAGGAAGTATTCTGAAACAGCAACAACAATTACATGAGCAAATACAACAAGGAAACCTAGATGTAGCGAATACTATGATGAACCATATGAAAGAAATCATACCATTGGTTGGAAACACTACAAATAATGTTCATAATCAAAATAACACATTCAATATGAGCATATTCTTGAACGAAACGTGTAAAGATGCTATGAACATAGACGACTTTGTCAAGACGTTACATTTCAATGTGGAAGATCTTCTGTACACAGCTGAAAACGGATATGTGGAAGGTGTAGGCAAAATCCTGCTACGAGGATTAGATGCACTATCTGTAGAACAGAGGCCAATACATTGTAGTGACGTCAAGCGTGAAGTCATGTATGTCAAGAAAAACGGAGTATGGGAGAAAGATACTACCGATAACGAGGAGCTGCGGAAGACAATACTTCTGATAGGTAGAATGAATGTGCGTACTTTACCACCTTGGATGAAAGCCAATCCCATGTACTCTCAAGCAGATTCTCCACTTAGTGATGTCTACGCTCAAATCATAGTCAACACTCTGGTAGATTGCGAAGAGGTCGGTAGAAAGTATACGACAAAGATCATCAAGAATGTAGCCAAGAGATGCCATATTGATAGAAAAATACAAAAATGCATTGGAATTTAGGAGGATTGACAAATTAAATAATACGACGTCAAAATATGAAGACGATAAATTTATTCCAAAAAACTCATTTACCTAAAGATGGATGGTTCCAAGGATGTGTTCTTTGTGGTGTTGTAACCGGTCATAAAGAATATGTCAGTTTTTATAGATTAGGTAGTACGTATTTACCATATTGCAATAAATATAGGTTTTACTCATTTACTTGTAAAGATTGTTGTTTCCATATGCGACGAAAACGAAAATGGCGTAACGACTTTGTCGAAGAATCGCGAAATATGGTAGACATTTATTTGAAACGGAGAAAAAGTAGGAAATAGAAAACAATTGTTTTGTATTTGAAAAATGTAAATATTTAGACTTAAACATATGAAAATGTATATTATTATATGTCTTCTTATGAAGAAGCTGTAGGCGATTCGTGTGTATCCTATACCGATTTTCTTTCGCGTAATTATGTCGGAAAGTGGAAGAATGAGTTACTAGACAGCGATGCTGATAAGGTAATACAAACAATAGAAGAGATTCAGAAATTTACAAGTATGAAACAGCATTGGATGGAACCTTACATTCTGCAAGTATTACCAGAGCTACTTGATTGTATTTCGCATCACAAATTTGGCACCCAATCTATAGAATGTTGTAAGAATATCGTCAACAACATGAATGAACAAAGCATGAAAATATTGATTGAGATAATTTACACTTCGTTTCAATCAATGAAATGGCAAACTAAATGTGGAGGTTTGATTCTGTTGGGTTGTTTATCAGAATTGCATCCTGAAACAGTGAAGCAAAACTTGTATCACATGATTTTGAAACTAATAGAAGTATCCAGCGATGTGAAACGTGATGTGAAAATGAAGACAAAAGACGCGTTTGAAAAGCTTTGTTCTACAATCGATAATGTAGATATTATCAAAATCATTCCTGATGTGATCCTGGCATACATGGAGCCAGTGAAGTACACGGAGAAATCATTGGATAGTCTTGTGGCAACGTCCTTTATCAATGATGTAGATTCATCAACCCTTGCCTTGTTAATTCCTGTTCTTATGAAAGGCATGCGTGAGCGTAAGGTCGCTTCTAAGAGACGTGCTGCATTGGTGATTGGCAACATGTGTAAACTCGTGAATGACCCAAGAACTGCTGCTTTGTTTTATCCTGTATTGAAACCAGTATTAGAACGAGGTATCGAAGAAATAGCAGTAGAAGAAGTTCGTAATGTGTGTGAAACATCATTGAATACATTGCAGCGTGTTTCTTCTGAAGCAGCTGTGATTAGCGATGCTGTAATGACCAAAGACGAACTAATAGATTTCATTTCAAAGCAATTAGAAACGTCTTGTAAAGACGAAGTAATCATTCAGCATATAGCATCCTGTTGTTATGAATTGGTTCTGTCTAATGAACGCAGTGAAGAGAAGTGGAAGGCATCTATTCTTCCATATATTACAATATTTGTCCAATCCGCGTCGTCTCAAGATGAGATTGTTCAAACAATTCATCTGGAAGGAATAAAGAATCTGACTCCTGATAGAGTAGACCCCGAAGACGAAGAAGAGGACCTCTGTAACGCTCAGTTCTCTTTGGCATATGGTACGCGTGTTCTTCTTCATCAAACTCCCTTTCGCGTGAAAATAGGACGTAAGTACGGATTAGTTGGTCCTAATGTTGCAGGTAAATCTACACTTATGAAGTCTATTGCTGGTGGAAACTTACAGGGATTTCCTGAACACTTAATTACTATTTACGTAGAATGCGAAATCATTGGTGAAAAGGCAGATATGAGTGTTCTTGAATACATCATGTCAGATGAAAAGGTGAAACAATGTGGGTGTGAGGAATCACAAGTGAAAGAGATGCTGACATCTATGGGTTTCGGAGTTTCTAGAACGGCAGCAGCCATCGATGCAGAAGTGAGTACATTGTCAGGTGGTTGGCGAATGAAATTGGCACTTTCCCGTGCTATGTTGTTGAACCCAGATATGCTTCTTCTGGATGAACCTACCAATCATCTAGACCAGTTTGCTGTAAAGTGGTTAACAGACTATTTGATCAATTTGAAAACGTGTACTTGTCTTCTTGTCTCACATGACACTAAATTCTTAGATGCGGTTTGTACGAATATCATTCATTATGAAAATTTAAAGCTCAAGAGTTATCGTGGGAATCTTTCTGATTTTGTTAAACAGAAGCCAGAGGCAAAAGCGTATTATGAACTATCCAGTGATATTATAGCATTTAGGTTTCCCGAACCAGGACCATTGGAGGGTGTCAAGTCCTTAACAAAAGCAGTATTAAAGGCAAAAAATATCCATTTCCAATATCCAACCGCTTCTCTTCCACAGTTAATCGATGTGTCCATTCAATGTTCGTTAGCATCCAGAGTAGCTGTAGTAGGCGTTAATGGTGCTGGAAAATCTACCTTAGTGAAGGTGATGGTGGGTGAATTGGAACCAAATGAAGGCTTGATTGAACGTCACCCGAATTTACGTGTCGCATATGTGGCACAGCATGCATTCGCACATATTGAAGACCATCTGGATAAAACACCGGTTGAATATATCATGTGGAGGTATCGTGGTGGGCGTGATAAGGAAATGGTTCAGAAGGACTCTGTTACAATGACGGATGAGGAAATGAAGGCTATTCGTCGGAAAGCTCAAGAAGAAAAGAGTGGGGTAGTAGAGGAAATTAATGGACGTAGAACAGGAAAGCGTGAACATGAATATGAAGTTATCTGGGAAGGAATTGGACGGGAAAATAGCTGGCATACACGTACTGAACTACTACAGATGGGCTACAAAAAGTTGTTAGATGAAAAGGACGAGCAAATCGCGATGGAATCGATGTTAGGACAACGTAAACTTACCACGGGTGAGATTCAAAAGCATTTTGACGGCTTCGATTTAGAACCACAGTTCGCTCAACATACACGCATGGGTGCCTTATCTGGTGGTCAAAAGGTAAAGGTGGTTTTAGGTGCTGGGTTATGGAATCTTCCTCACCTGGTCATTTTGGATGAACCTACTAACTTTTTGGATCGTGATTCACTCGGGGCACTTGCATGTGCAATCAAAGAATTCAAGGGTGGCATTTTTATGATTTCACACAATTCTGAATTTTATGAGGCACTGTGTCCTGAAAAATGGATTTTAGAGTCTGGACGCTTGACTGTAATGGGTGCAGAATGGATGGAAGAAGTCGAAAAGGCACGTAAGAAAGCGGAAAAATTGGCAAAACGAAGTTTAAACCTGGATAAACATAATGAAGATGAAACGAAGGACGCTCTCGGAAACACTATTCAAAAAGTTGCTAGTGTTGACCCCAAAGAACTTTCACGTGCAGATAAGAAGAAGCTAATGAAACAGCGTAAAGATATGATTAAAAACGGCGAGGATACGTATGATATTGATGTTTTACTTGGACTTGAGTAAGCTCACGAAAAGTATATATGAATGTGAAATAGGACAAAATATAATAAAAAGGTATAAATGTTTTTTATTATATAGACCAGCGTGATGAATAAAGATGAATTGATGAAAGAAGTGTCTGGTGAAAATTCGACAATAATGGATTTAACTAAAAAATTGATTCCAGAGAATAAAAAAGTAAATGGTGATACATATATTATGCAATGTGTGACAAAATGTTATAAATATATTGATTTGTTCTGTGGATTAGGTGCATTCCATACAGCATTTCATAGAACAAATATGGCTCAAAATAATATAAAATATACTTGTGTTTTGGCTTGCGATATTGATGAAGGTGCGAGAAAACTATATCATGAAAATTATGGAATAATGCCAGAAGGAGATATTAATGAAATTGATATAGATGGTATTCCTGACTTTGACATATTATGTGCTGGTTTTCCATGTCAACCTTTTAGTATAGCAGGTAATCAAAAGGGATTCCAAGATACAAAACGAGGTAATTTATTCTATAAAATCTTAGAAATAATTGATAAGAAACAGCCATCATCTTTGATACTTGAAAATGTTAAAAATCTTCATTCTATTCATGGCGGAGAAACATTCAGAGTTATTAAGGGTGAATTAGAAAAGCGAGGATACATTGTTAGTTATAAAGTAATAGACTCACGATACTACAATTCGCCACAATCAAGACAACGTATTTATCTTATCTGCAATCAAAATAAAGAATACATTTTCAAAGAAATTCTTAATCCAATTGTTCCTGTATCAACTATTATAGATTCAAATAATAATGATTCTTTTGATTATACACTAAAATATCATTTAAAAAAATGTGATGGAAAAAGTATGATGAAGTACAAATTAGTAAATAAGACCTCAGGAAAAGGTGGAAGACAAGGTGAACGCATATATGACATCACAAAATGTGGACCAACAATATGTGCTTCCTCTGGTGGACCCGGTGCAAAAACAGGTTTATATGATGTCAATGGAATAATCCGGACATTAAATGTGTCTGAAACATTAAAAATGTTTGGATTTGATTCAACATATAAATTCGAGTCGCTAGGAAATAAAAAGAAGATGTTGTTTTACCTAGGAAATTCTATAGTTGTTAATGTTTTAGAAGAACTTATATCTCAACTACACCTCATGTTGTAGATGATCAACATGTTTCATTATTTTGCTGATAACAATTTTAAATTGTAGCTGATTACTGCTTTTTTTCCCACCATCGCCTCCTTTTCTTTGAATAGACAAAACATTGTCATCACCTAATGTAATGACTGATTTGCCTTTTGTAATTTTAAAATCTAACTTGTCTAAATAACGAATTATATCTTCCACTTTGAATAATACAATTCTTATTCTTTCCTTTTTATCAGTATATTCAACGCCAAATAAATATTTTGGTCTATCAATTTCTACAACAGTTCCAAGAAAAGCATACTGTAATATCCTTCTTCTACTCGTATTTAACGACATAAGGAAATTATCTAATGTTTCTAATGGATAATTAGATTCGCATAGTTTTTTTACTGGTTTGTCTTTGTCTACATGTGTCCCATTGGGTAGGAGCGGGATTTCACATAATCCTTTGAGTATGCTTGATACATCATTTAGCTCAGGTATGGATTCAATTAGAGTATCGACCCAATGTCTATCTAATTGTTGAAATACACCATTTTTGAATTTTTTCACTTGACCGCTTAATTTTGTATCAGTCGTCTGTATATCACATTTACTGTTTCCTAATATCCTTGACCATTCCTCATAATCTACTCCTAGTATAGATGAGAATTTATTTTTGACTGTATCATTTTTCAAATCTTCACATACTAATAGTTCCTCTAGATACCCATTCTTTGCTGTTTCGCTGTTTTTATACGACAAAACGAGTTTTTTCAATTCTTCTATCTCCTTACATTTCTTTTCCACCTCTTTTTCAAGAGTTTCCCTTCGTTTCTTTTCATCACGATAAAGTTCTTCGTAAGAGATATTCGTTTCATTTTTTGATGATGTTTCCATAATGAAAATAATATATATTATATATTGCGTTCATTTACAAATCAATTTATTAGTGGATTGACGTACCCTACTCGATTTTGACAATTCCAAGAAGTAGTTGCAAATTCAAAAATGATGCAAAACTAATCCATATAGCATATGGTATGTACATCCATACATACTTCCAAGATGCGGGGTTTCGCCAAAAACGTACTAAGCGGTACATCGAAAAGCCTACCAGTGACATCATGCTTGCAAACCCAGTAAAATATTGTGATGGTGTTCGCCCCGAAATCTCAGGCTTATACCGGAAATTCCATAACCACAATCCCTGTAGTGAACTTTCTATTAATGTATCACGTGCAATGATAGATTTGAATGATGATGTTAGAGTTGTTGAAACTTGAAGTATATTCCAATTCATAGAAAAAAGTAAAGTATATAGTAGAGGCCACACAATAGCAAATATATATCCTGGCGGTTGCCATGCTGCCTTTGGTTCAAATTCGTCAAATTTTGTTAGTCCTGATGTAGTGAAAGGGGCGGAGACAATGAATGGAGAAGCACTAATGAGTGCATTTTTTAACATTATACTAGAGATTGGGAACAACATGTGTATTATAGTGACACACTATTTATTTCTTATTTCTATTTCGTAAATGATATAATATAAAAATACATAGAGCTAGTATATTGATGTTTAGTTGTTTAGCCTTTCTTTTGTGGTTGCCTTATATTTCCACATTTTTTCACGCACAAAAGCCCTTTCCATACAGACCTTATCGTACCAGCCTTTGTATGAAGATGTCTCGTGGGAAAACAAGTTTGAATATAAACCATTCCAAAACGGTCGATTTTGGAAAATACATACCAACATTCAACCAACAACAGTATATCAATACACTATTAAATAAAAATACAAATATGATTTTAGGAATCGGACCAGCCGGAACGGGTAAAACACTATTTGCTTGTCTTTGTGCTGCAAATGCGTATGAGAGTGAACAAGTAGAGAAAATAATCATAACACGACCGATTGTGCCTGTCGAGGAAGAGATCGGCTATCTTCCTGGCTCTATGGATGATAAAATGAACCCTTGGATAGAACCTATGATGGATGTATTTCGTATATATTTTGGGACAAAGCAAGCGGAATCTTTGCGTAAAAGAAATATCATTGAAATTTGTCCGATTGGGTATATGCGTGGTCGAACATTTCATAATGCGTATGTAATTGCAGATGAAATGCAAAATTCTTCACCAAAGCAAATGTTCATGGTTGCTACACGCATGGGGAATGATAGTAAGCTCATCGTGAATGGTGATTTAGAACAATCTGATTTACCGTACGGAACGGTTTCTGGTTTAGAAGAGTTTCAGAATAAATTTGTTCATCATTATGATACGCTGAAAAGTGCGGAGAAACGTCATTCTAAGATAAAACTTGTCAATTTGAATGAAAGTGACATTAAACGAAGTGCATTGACACAAAGTGTTGTTGAATTGTACCATACTGATTCTAATCGCAATTCTGATGGCAAACAAGTAATCCCATCAGTTGGTATTTCAAAAAATTCTAATTCTACAGTTCAACTACGTCCTAACATGCGAGTACACGATACAAGTGGTGATGCAGCAATGATTCCAAAGAACCAAATGAGATGAAGAAGGCGAAGAAGGTGATGTGAATGAACTAAATCATTTATGAAATTTCCCTTCTAACGACTTGTGAACGAAAAGTTTCTCTGTCTGATGAACATCGCTCTTGGATTTAAAACGTGTCAACTTTGATTGTGCAACAGACCGATGACTTTGTTTTTCCCAAATACAAATGAAGTCGTCTGGTGCAGAAACTTCTGATATAAATACGTAATTGTTTTTACTCCATTTTCTCATGACCTCCCAAAAAGCATTATTGTCGAATATATCATACTCTTTTGTTCCTGTGCGATATTTGATAGGAAATTTGCTATTCTCATAGGGTGGGTCGCAATAAATTAATTTTTTTTGCGGTTTCCACTTTTCATACGATTTCAGAAAGAATTTTGCACTTTCAATGAGTGGCTGCTTTTTACGGATAGAATTTGTAGCTGCTTGAAGGTAATCTTCCTTTTTTCCGTTTGTGTAATTAGGAGCATATGAACCATAGTATCGTCCACCAAATGCAAGTCCGAAACCGATGAATGCCTTTAGTGCACTTGTTCCTGGAGAATTTTTAATCTCTAAATATCGTTGTTCTGTCATGGATGTTGGTGGGGTAAAAACATTTGCTTGTACATCTTTCCATAATTGTATTAGGTCAGGATGAATATCTGAAGCAGAACACTTGTATTCATCTGTCATATGAATGAAAACACCAAGAGCCCCACAGAATGGTTCTAAGTACCCATTCACCATGGAAGGGGGCACAAGTTCTTTCATAGCCTTTGCTATGTGTTTCCCAAGTTTTTGTTTTCCTCCCAGATATTTCATATGTTATATAATACACATATATTTCATAAATCAATTTTGTCGGCTCATGATTCACATTTGTACGTCAATAATTAAGGCATATTAATTATTGAATGGAATGAAGTAATTTTATACCATTTATCGTGATAAACTTATGGGGTTTTATAAATACAATTATATAAAAAATTGATATACAGATAATTTGTTAGTGTATTGTATTACCATGAGTGAAAGTTCTCGGCATTTAGAACGATTCCTACAACAACATATATGTAATGAAAATCAGACTCACACAAAAATACCAAATAAATCCAAACACGTCCCGGGTGGCAAGTTCCATATTCCAAATGATGAATTATCAGAGTTCTATAAATTATATTACAATGCTGTTTTCCGAGATAGCCGTGAATATCATATAACAGAATTACAGCACAGAGATAAAGAATATGCCCCCATTCTCATAGACTTGGACCTAAAATACTCGCATGATGTAGATGTCCGAAAACACGAAGATAGCGACATTTATGCCATAATTGACGTATATTTGACTGCTTTAAAAGAATTGCTCATATTTGATACCCAGTCGTTCAATATATTTGTTTTCCAGAAGCCAAATGTCAACCGACTAGATGATGGGTCATACACTAAAGACGGTATACATATAGTCATTGGTATAGGCATGGATCACACAACACAGTCAATATTACGTGATAAAGTGATTAGAGCTATAGACGATTACATCGATTTGCCAATCGTGAATGACTGGGAACAAGTCGTTGACTCAACCATATCGAAAGGATCTACTGGATGGCAATTGTATGGCTCAAATAAACCAGACCATGAACGATACCTCTTGTATAAATGGTTCGAAGTTGCGTATAATATGAAAGACTGTGAATTTGAATACGAACCCGACGGATATGAAGGCGATTCATTCCCTTTACGAGAGCGATTTGAAGAATTGTGTGCCCGCTACGACAAAAACCCCACGTTCGATTTGAAAGAGGAAGCCGTCACTTTATATGAAAATAGATTGAAAGCTTCATCAAAACCGAAGGGTATGAAAAGATCAAAGGCTGTTCGAAGTGCACGTTCAAGGAATGGAACTGATTTAATAACACCCGACCAATTGCAAACGGAACGTGAATTAGATCATGCTATTCAAGAACTGTTCGACGATTTACCTATCTATGAATATGTTTTGAAAGAGACTCATAAGTATGTTCTAATTTTACCTGATAAATACTATACAGACCGAAATGAATGGATGTGTGTTGGTTGGGCTCTTCGTAATACCAGTAATTTATTATTCATGACATGGGTCAAATTCAGCAGTCAGTGGAATAAGTTTTCATATGACGATGTATCGACTTTATATGATATATGGACGAACATGGAGACAGGTGAGCGATGTTATACACATCTTAGTATCATGCATTGGGCACGTGATTATTGGAATGGTCGCCAGGACATTGAGCCCGGTGAGAATAAGTACCAATTGATTTACAATGAGTCGCTTGAATGCTATATAGAAGAATCAATAAGAGAACCGAATGACTACAACGTGGCCCAAGTGTGTAAACAAATGTTCAAGAGTAAGTATGTGTGTGCTCAGATTAAAACAAACGAGTGGTATGCATTCATCAAACATCGTTGGAAAATGATGGATAATGCCTATTTATTAGGATTAGCGATTTCTCAAGAGCTTTATCAAGAATACAACAAAATACAGAATAATTGTATAGAAAAAATGTCATTATTACAGGACACAAATCCAGATGTATACAACCGTGAGTCCAAAAAAGCAATGGTGCTCATCAAGATAACGCAAATGTTGAAAAATACGGATCAGAAGAGTAGAATCATAAAGCAGGCGCGAGAGTTGTTCTATGACGAGTCTTTTAAAATGAATGCCGATTCGAACCCTTACTTACTTGGATTTACAAATGGGGTTGTTGATTTTGAAAGGTGCGAATTTCGTAAAGGGCATAGTAAAGATTATATCACCATGAGCACTCGCAACAAATACATTCCTACTGAGAAACTTGACCCAACCATCGTGTCTCAAATCAATGATTTCATGGATAAGCTTTTCCCCAATAAACAATTACTATCTTACATGTGGGACGTACTCTCGGCATCTTTAATGGGCACAAACAAGAATCAAACCTTCAATAATTTCCTTGGTAAGGGTAGCAACGGTAAATCGATTTTGATGAAGCTAATGGAATTGTGTATGGGTGATTACTTTGGAATTTTACCGATCGGTATTTTGACAGGGAAACGGTCCACTGCAGGTAGTGCTTCACCGGAATTAGCAGCTTTGCGCGGAAAACGTATTGCATTGGTGAACGAACCGAGTGATTCGGACAATAGAATTGGCGACAATACAATCAATGAAGGCGTAATGAAAGAACTCACTGGTGGCGATACGATTAATCCTCGTGCCCTCTATAAAGAAAATGAATCTTATACGCCTCAATTCACCCTATTGGTTGCAACAAATTCACTCTTCAATATCAACGCCACTGATGATGGCACATGGAGAAGAATCAGGGTTGTTAATTTCGAATCAAAGTTTGTAGATAAGATAAACCCCAATGACAAGGAGAACAAATATCAGTATTTGAAAGATAGAGAACTCGAAGACAAACTAAAGCTCTGGAAAGAAGCATTCATCTCTATGCTTGTAGAACGTGCATTTAAAAACAAAGGACTTGTCGTTGATTGTTCTCATGTTCTGAGTGCCAAAGATGAATATCGTATGACACAAGACCATATCATGGATTTCATAAACAATAAATTGGTGGTAGAGGACAATGCCTATGTCAAGAAACGAGAACTGAAAGACGAATATGAAGATTGGTATAAGCTCAACTACGATAAAAAAATGTCAGGAACCAAAAAACTATATGATCAAATGGATAAGCATTTTGGCAAGCCGGTTGGCGGTAAATGGATGAATGTGTCAATCATGCATGACAATGACGAAGAATATCAAGATCCTTTGTAGGCTAATGAGGAGAGATCATCAATGTAATAAAGTTATCCAATAACTCTTTTTTTTTGGCTATATGTATCTATGATTTTAGAATTTGTATGTTTAGGTGCATATTGGGGAATGATGACCGTCCTTGTAAAAGTGTTCGAAACAATGGATCATAGCACTTTTCATGATGATTACCAATTAACACCTGTGTATTCTTTATTCATATGAAACTGATTATCTTCATGATATTGAATCATCATATCATGAACATAGCTACAGTTGCAAAACTGCAAATTATATTATCATGCACCACCATATACATCTCTGGATAATTTGTTCTCTAAAAATCCTAAAAAATACGAAAACCAACCTACAAGATAATACTGTAGGAAAAAAGGGAAACAGAGAAATAACACCAATAATAGTGTGGTATTCTGGTTGTAATAAAGTCTCTTTTTCACCAACACAGCAATGAATCCAGATAAACATATCATGTATAATATCTGAAACACACGCACACGTGAATTCATTACTTGCAATGATTGTTTTTGATAGAAACTTTTTCTCTTATACAAATTATCAATTTGCTCCTCATTTTCAAATTCCTCGCGTAAAGATTTCGAATTTTCATCTAACATATCTAAATACAGTTTTTTATAATCCGTGTGTTCTTTCAAATGTTTATTGTAATGCATTGCATTTCTATCTAATGATGCAAATGATTTTGTCATTCGATTCAGTTTCTGATCCATTGCACTCTTTGATTTTGATTGACTGTCTAATCGGGATTCTACAGAGCTTTCGAATTGTTTCATATACGCACGGTCATTCGCTAACTTCACTTTTTCATTTTCAAGCTTTGTCAATATTCCATCACTTCTTAAATTTATTCTTTTATCAAGCAAATCTAATAAATTGCTATTGCTCATTTATATATATATATATTAACATCATTATTCTGCACAGATTTGTTATTTTGATTTACTCATTCTTTTCAGACTGATTAAATGTCCATTGATACTCATTGTAATTCAAAGGATTGCGACGTAAAATATCAATATATAAATGAATCAAGTAAGCAATGGCACTTGCGAGGTAAATTGGCATTACAAAGTTTCCTAACTCACGAGATAACCATCCTAAATTCATCAAGAATTGTAAAATGAAAAATACCACTACGAAAACAACAAGCATTTGCATAACATATGTCATTGCCTTGTACTTATGTGCGAAATACATATTATTTTTGATCAAGCGCTTTTTACTTATTTCTTTGTCTTCTAGATTATCAATTTCTTTGCGGATTCGGGCATGCGTACTTTTTTCTAATTCCCCCACACTTTTGATTTGTTCCTCTAGTAAGGTAATATCGCTATCATATGTATCCACTACACACTCTAATTTAGGTATAAAGTCGTGAACAAGCTTTTGCATCTCTTGCATAGCAGTTGAGTCTGCATCACTGACTGAAATATTCTGTCTTGCTTTATTTGCACCTATGAACTTGTCTAAACGGTAAAGACCGGATGCTAAACGTCCAATATCTCCTTTTAATACTTCGGTAGATACTTCTGAACATTTCGGAATCGCTTCATTTGTTTCAAATCCTTCATTTGCATGTGATTGAAATCGCACGACACCATAGAAACCAACCAATATCATGATAAATATAATAGAGCCTTTGCGTAACATATATACATATGAAAAGAAATTAACTTTCATATATATGTGTATAATATTGAACATTGTACATTAGATTAGTAGTACATAATAATGTAGTTATGTCCATGTATTTGTATTTATCTTACCAAGTCATTACCAACAATAACTGCTAATACTGCCATTATACCCCATCCGATAAATCTCACATTTTCTCGTTCTATTTCAAAATTGACATTTTTATTCATTTGTTCTCGTGTGATTTCTATTTTATTCATTTTTTCATATTTATTGTCTATTTCTTTGACAGAGAATGGCTCTAAAATATTACGGTCTACATCTGCGCGAGCACTAAATGACTTGAATAACTTGCTATTTTTTTTCATATCATCAACCCTTAAATTCACTATTTTTTCATTCACTCCACGAATCACCTCACGATTTTGCTTTGTTTTTGTATTATTACCTACAATACGATTATCTTGAATGGCGTCTATACAATCGAAATCGTTCTCAGATGCACATCCATGATTTCCACGCAAATTTCGATTCATTTTACGCATATTGCCATCTCCATTCTCTCTCGATAACTTCTTCCATTCGTCGTTTGAAATATTTTCAGGTGCATACTCAAGGGATTTATTGAGTGATTGATGATTGAACACCTGTCGGTCCCTGAGAAACGTTTGCGTATTCGTTTGTACATATGGATTCGATAACGTATTTAATTTCTCATTTCCTAACACACATTCTTGAGTATCTTTATTGTATGCAAATCCGCCACATGTGGAATAACTATTACAAACATTTTGACATTCTTCTATCGTTCCTTCTTTCTTCACCGGACCGTCTGTTGTTTCGTCAAACAAATAGTTATCTTTGAATGTGACGTCCTCATACTTATACGGTTTGTATGTGTCAAGAAAACTCATATCGCCGTCATTGTAAATGTATATTTCATTCTGTCGGTTTACGTAACCGACTTCTCCTACATGTTCCTTTGTCTTCGGAAATGGACGCTTTTGATATACTTCAAGTCCCTCCTTTGTGATTGGTGTCAATGCTATCGGTGTGAAATTTGGGTTCGTTGTCACATTTGTCGCACTCGTAAAGCCTTCTGTCTTCTTTTCAGATACTAATGTGCTTCCATAGAGCTTACATAAAGGATTTTTCGGGTCAGTATCATCATACGCTATGCTATCACACTGTTCACCAAGTATATCACATTCTTTAATGCAATCCATACGGGATATACCATAGCGGGTTCCATCCTGTAATTCCTTTGCATTGTTTTTTGCATCCTTAAATTGTTTGTAGACAACATTATCTAAAGTATATACCGCAATAGAACCTATACCACCAAGAAAAACATCTTTGTCGGTTCTTAGAGCACATGCCGTAGCTATTTTCTCGATACGTAAGGTTTTGTCACCTGGAGCAATCAACCGAAATTTTCCGTTATCAGAAGCAATATATTCTCCTGGTGCAAGTGTATCTCCAGTCAATAGATAATTACGACCAAATTTACGATTCATAGCCCATTCCTTGTTTATCGTCGCACCCGAACCATTGACTCGTGTACGCCAATATTTGGTTCCGGGCATTAAATTTCTAAATAACCACCTCCAAATACGACTATTTGACTTTAATATTTTGGGAAGACGTCTTCTGTTCAATGGTCCATATTCTTCTATTTTTAAAGGACGACGCACAATTAATTCTCCAGAATCCAATATCGCAATGTTGATCGTATCATAATTATATCCATTTGTGCGAATGGAACCATCATTACCATGATCAAAATTTACGTATTTTTCAAACATGACGTTTATGTCGATAGGGGCTGAAGACCAAACTTCTACTACATTTCCGTCCTGATTTGTCTCACTCAGACTATCAAACACGACGCATTGATCTTTCTCAGTTTGTATATTTTGTGTGATACCAAAGTATGGTTTCTCCATATGCTTTGCAGCATACTCGCATTTCTCAAAGGTATTAATGTTATCATCTAAAACATTCGCGCCTGTGGGAATGAAATTATAACAACCCATATGAACAGACTCTCCACCAAAGTTATCGGGTAACTGTTTGATGAAGTTTTTATTTGCATTCTCTTCAGGAATTCTATCACGGTCCTGACTTATTAAGTCGTCTTTAATTCGTATATTATTATATAACTCATCTTGTGTATTATCACGTAATTCTTTCAGTGTAGCTATCGATTGTTGATTATGATTTTTATCCTTCATATAATAATATTGAGAAAACCTTTTCACGGTCTAGATTTAATTACGATACGCACGAATACCTGCAATAATAACGACAATTAAGGCCAAATGTGCTGAAGTATACATGAAACTATAGCGGTCATATTCGCTTTGGGTTCGTTCTATCTTCTCTTCTAATTCTATTTTATCCCGGCGTTGCTTGTCTAATTTTTCTAAATATTGATTTCCTTCATGAATTAAATTTGTGAATTCATGTTGTTTCGATTTAATATCATTTAATCTTTTGCACGCGTCAGGTTGAATTGATAAATCACAACTGCGAAACATATATATATTAGATATAATAATTGCTTTTATAAAAATATATGTGCTGATATTATAACAATGATTTCGGATACAAGTTCTAATCTGGATGTCCAAGGAAATCACACGCTGAACACCGATGATGTTTTTACCATATCAGTATCTAATCCCAATTTTGGTGAAATTGGTAATATTAATGTAGATAATACAACTGATACTCAAGATGTCGCTGCCCTAGAGCAAGTAATAATTCAAGATATTTGCGGTGGTGATGGAATCACGTTAAATGAAAAAAATGATGTTCCCATTTTCAGACTGGATATAGACCAAGATGGACAAATAACTGTGAATGATTTGATTTCCTTACAGCAAAATATTTGTGGGGAGTTGTCTATTGCTTCTATTGATGATATATCTCAGAATCGTACGGTTGTTAATATTGATTCTACTGCAAGTTATATTGCACCCCTGTATCAATCTCTTGAAAGCTCATCTGCAACCCCTGTAGAATTATTCACTGATGTAAGTGGAAACAAGAATTTACGTATATATACATACCTTGAAAACCATAATTCTCCTGTATTCCATCGAGAGAAAGAAGCATATCTTTACTTTGATTTGAGTAATAACGAGCAAATATCAAAGTTGGAAATGAAACGTATGTATACAAATAATGAAAGAGAGTTTGGTGATAAGATATTTTATCAAATTACACACAATACTCCAACCTTCACGGATAATGATGAGAATACTAGAGATAACTTAAAATGGAGTGAATCCAATAACAACACAATATTTGGAAATGATGATAATGACAAAACATATTACATAACAAACAATATTGTTTCGGATTTGTCTTCAAATAATGCGAACTTGCTTCGGAAACGAACTGGTGATGAACAAATTATTCCTTTGACGGGAACAAATACTGTTGATTCTATTGAATACCAGAACAGCCCCCGCACCAGATATTTTATGCGTTTTTGGATGGATGCTTCTGGTTCTAGCAATTCTCCTAATTTTGAGTCTAGTATTGGTCACTTATTTGCGTACTTTGAAGTGATTGCTACAGTTACTCCTCAAGTAGTTCCTGAACTCACAATATCTGCCACCAATGCCGATGGCGATTCTGTTAATTCTTCCGCTAGAACGAATGATATTTCATTAAATTTGTTTTTTGATGTTTCTTCCAATGACCCATCTTTTGATTTATCGAGCGACGAATATTACGTCAACGAAAAACTAGTTGAAAACGATATATCGGCAGTTGTATACGGAAAGCCATTGAACGGTGAGTATGATATATACGATTTACCATTTGAATATTTTGGTGATCTTAGCGGATTTGAATATGATGAAGCAACGCGTCAATACAATGCAATATTCACTGTTTCAGGAGACTATGATATTAGTTTTGAGTTCTTGGTTCCACGCCCTACAGGTGTAGAAGGACACAGAAATGTATCTGATAATAAAAATAAAGAGTCAGATGTGTTTGTGTGGCGATGCGACAGACAGCCTCCCTTTTTATTAGATCTATCATCATCACTCAACATATTTCCAAATCCTGCTATTCCTAATAAATCGGGTGATATTTCTATCAACTTGGAATTTGAATTCTCTGAAGATGTGAGTGCTTCAACTGATAATGCTTTTTATTGGCAAACTGATATTTGCGTGAATAATGTAATAAATTCATCGTTCATTTTGAATAACTATACAGATTCGTCGCGTTTTCCAGTATACACGTTGAATTATAATTCGCAGCAAGAGCCTGGTACAACACAACTTTATAAATTCCAATGTCCACCTGATAAATTCAGTGATGCTGTTGGTAATATGAATGTAGTCCAATGGACGGACTTTGATAGACAGGTATACGGTGATGCA